CTGTAGACTAATAGTGTCAGCAAGGGGGACCGTCCCCCAGCAAGACAGAAAGGAAGATCGAAATGATCGCCTACAGGATCCAAGACAAAGACCGCAACGTCGCCGACCTCACCGTCGCCGAGAACCAGTGGTCCTACCCCATGGGCGGAGCAGACGAGGAAGTCCGCCGGGGCGTCAGCGGATGCCGGACGCTCGCAGAGTTGGCGGCCTACGTCGCCACATCCGGCATCGACGCCGGATCCCCGGTCCTCGTCAAGATCGAGGGACCCAAGTCCTCCGACCGCCCCGTGGACGCCAGCTTTGGCGAGGTACTGATCCTCCCCGAGACCGCCGAAGTCATCGACGACGAGGAATTCTTCGAGGTTGTCGGCGAACTTGTTGACATGTTCTACTCTGGAGCGGACTTCGACGACGTTCTCGAAGCCGCAGAGGATATGATCTGAGATGGACTACAGGAACTACGAGGCCCGCGCCGCAGAGACGGCGTGCTGGCCCTGGTACGGGGAAGTCGCTTACGACTCATCCCCGCGAGTTCTCCTCCCAGAAAAGGGGTACAGGAGCGTAAGAAAACTGGTATACGAGGCGGTGACCGGCAGAAATGCCCCGCCCCGCCTTTTCCCCGTCGCGTGCGGGAACCCCGCATGCGTGAACCCGTCGCACATGTCGGAAACCCGGGTGCCGTATGAACTGGAAGACGTCGACGCGGACGCCGTATGCCCCAGCGGACATTCCCTGAGAAAGTACGGGCGGAAGATCCGCACCACCGGGGTAGTCCAGTGCCGAATCTGCGCCGCAGACGCCCATCGCAGAAGCCGCGCCAGAGAAAGGGCCCTGCTGGGCGTGATCCCCGAAAAATACGCCGACGTTTTCACGGACGACGTTGTGGAGGCTCTTCGCGGAGCGAAGCCGAATCACTGGCCCATGCTGGTGCGGTGGCTTTGCGCCATGCACCCTGGACTAACCCAAGTGGCGTGCTCGCACGCCACGGGGATCACTCAGGCAGCGGGAGCTGGCCGCCTGAGAAGCGGCGGGCAGGGGATGATGTCTCCGAGCGAGTGGCTGAAAAACCATCGCTAAATGAAAGCAGAGGGGGAGCCGTAAGGCTCCCCCTCGCAGTCAACGCACTAAGATTTCAGGTCCTAGTCCCGTCGGCGTAAACCCGGTGTAGCACGCACAGCCACGCCGGGAGCTATAACACCATCTGGTGCACTCCACAGTCTAACAGGCGCTCGCTAGCTAGTCCAGACCGCCTTTTTCTTTTATGCGGTTGATCCGCTGGTGCAGAAGCTCATGCTCCCGCGCCGACTGCTCCGTGAGCTGCTGAACGTCCCGGCGCAGCATGTCGATCTGGGTCTCGTTCCGCGTGTCGCGATCCGCGCGGTCGCGCCGCTCCTCGTCATGCTTTTTTGCGTGATCTTCGCGCCATTGGGTATCTTTCGCGTCCGATTCATCGATCGAGAACTGCACTCTTTCCAGCCCGGCAATCACTCGATCAAGATCATCGCGCAAGTTCGTTGCGTGTGTGTTGTTCACCTGGACGGCGGCAGACTCGGCGGCCGTAGCCGCCCGGGCCACGTCCGCCTTCGTCTCCTCATGCGAGGCTTGAAGCCGGGCGAGTCCCCGGCGGACCAGCAACCCGCCCCAAAGCACAATCCCAGAAAAAAGCGAGACCATACCGCCGATAAACTCGGGATTCGCCAGCAGTTTTTCCATGAGACTCACCCGGCGTCGCCTCACTCGCCCAGCGTGCGCGGCTCGATATCCCCCGGCTTCTTGCCAGGGTTGATCGCCCGCTCGATCCCGTCAAGGATCCCGGACGGCTTCAGCGCGGAGAATGCGGTCTGCCCGGCGATAGCCACCGTCAGGAGCACGCCCGCGAACGCCTGCCACTTGGCGGGGTAGGACTGGGCGAAAAGAACGCCCGCCGTGACGACGGCATAGAAGATCCCGGCGACGGCGGTCTTCGCCTTCGCGCTCCAACCGACGCGGTTCAGAACCGCGATCACGAACGGGGCGACGACGCCCGCCAAAGCGGGCACCGTGAATTGGTCAATGCTCATTGAGCTTCCTTTCTTTACTTGTTGTTAAGCGCCTGAACGGCGTCGCGGGCGTGCTCATTCGCACCCCACGCGTTCTGTGCGGTCTGCCCGAGGGCGGTCAGCGTGTGGTCAACAACTTGTTCGATGTGATTGACTTTCTGCTCGAGGGCGTACGCGCGCTGCGCAACGTCGCCAAGGGATTGCAGCGTCAGGTTCGACTGCTCCACCAGCTGAACCAGCTGCTTAGCCTGCTCTGGAGTCAACTCCTCCACCTCCTCTCCACCCTCAGACGCGACCGAGGAATTCCCCCGCGTGTAATCAAGCTGAACGTCATGGTAGAAACCGGCCCAACCACGGTATATTGCCGTTTCGTCGGTGAAGCGACGGATTGAGATCTCCGAGACAACCGGATTCCCGCGCTCGTCAGACGAAGAGATCGCCTTCCCCCCGCCAATCGACAAAGCCACATGCCCATATGAGGCGTTCTTGCCCGTCAGCGCCCAAAAAACCGGCACGCCAGCCGGTGGATCAAAATCCCCCGGGTGCTTGTCACCGGCAGCATACCAAGCCTCATTCGCCGACGGGTACACGCTGGCAAAGTCTAATGCTTGCCTGACGAAAGACTCGCACCGTCCCCGCCAAGCCGTAGAACCCTTTTCAGCCTCAGCCCACGCGATCGCCGCTGCCGGATCACGAGGCATGCTTGATCAGCTCCCCGACGCCCTTCGCCAGCTCGGCTAGAAGCTGATTCGCATTTTTGAGCTCTTCACGGATCGCGTTCAACGTGTTCTCATTGCCAACTCTCGCAGCATTCAACGCCGTCAAGGTAGGCAAAATAATATTATCGAGGGCGTAATCAAGCTTCCCCGCCGCCGAAGCCGCGATCTGAAGCTGCCGCGCCTGCTCGCTATTCAATTCGTCTTCTCCTTCCTGAAGCCCGCCCCGCGCGAGCTCCACAATCCCGGGAATCTGAGGCACACGCTCAGCCCCCGGGCAGACCTTCCCAGGCGCGCCAGACCACAGCTCACCGCCGGTCTGGCTCACCCCAGCCGCCCGCTGCGACCGCGACGCGGGCACACCAAGCGCATGCCAGCCCACGCCCCGCTCCGACGCCGCCGACGAGCCCATAGTCCGCAGCGGATAGCCGTACCGCGCCGACGTCTCCCGCACAATCCGGGCAAGCGCCGAGACCTGCTGCTCAGTCCACCTGCCCGTCGCGCCGCCCTGCGTTTCCACCGAGATACAGCGGAGATCGCCACGCACTGACGCCCACGAGATCTGATCAAGATCGACGTACTGCTCGACCGTGCCGTCCCGGCGCACGTACAGGTGCGAGGACGCCGCAGCCTTCGGATTCGAAAACCAGCCGTGCAGCGACGCCGCCTCACTCGCGGCGACGTGGAGAATAATCCCGTCCGTCCGAGAACGAGACTTGGGCGTGAAATTAATTTTGATCGGCTTATGAACCGCCCAACCAAGCCAAAAACTCATTTTGTCTCCTCAGATCATCCAGTGCGCGGAGATGCGGATCTCGGAGGCGACGTCTTGCGTCTGGATATTGATATTCCCGTTCGACGTCTGTATCCACATGGTGGAATCAGCTCGGAACGGCGGCGTCCCTCCGTTGACAAACCGGGTGATCGGCGTGGCGTAGGAACCGCCGTAAATGATCGAGGCGGGGATCCACCCGTTGGGGACGACGCCAATGTTCGAGGACTGCCCGGCGGGGATTGTCCCGCCGTTTTTGAGCACGCCCTCGCAGAAGACGATTCCGCCGATCCTTTTCATGAAAACGCCAGAGACCGTCCACTGGTGCGTGAACGGCAGGCTTCGCTGATCGACGAGGCCCGGCGTGAGCGGATTCCACGAGCTGCCGTCGTGCGCCCACAGCTCTCCACGGTCTGTCCGGTACACGTAGAACGGCGACGTCGCCGAGACTGGAACCCCGGCGGAACGAGCCTCCGAGAGAAGCCGATTCTGCGCGGTCTCCGACGTCGCCGCCGTGATCGCGTCCGACGCCTGTATGAGACGGCGCACCGACTGCCGCGAGACGGTCTGCCCTGCCTCGGCGTTGATCGCCGAGTCTTTCAGGTAAATACCCATTTCAGCCTATCTTTTAGTGGTGTAATCGATGGTGAGGGAAAGCCCGTCGGGGCGGGACGTTCCGTACACGCCCTGTCGTTGAGGTCCAGAGAAGGCGAGCCCTCGCGCTTGCCCGGTCCTCAGGTCTTCCTTGAGAGCTTCTGGGAGCTCCCAGTAGGTCGTCGTCCCGGCGGCTACCGCCGGTGTGGAATACGCGTTTCCGTAGAGGTTCGGCATGCCGGACGGGGCGTCGCCGTCGCGGACGGCTTGCACGCTCAGCACGGCAGATGCGCCCTTCTCGGACCCGTTCGGCGTGATTGAGAGCGTCATGCGCTGGATCGACTCTGCATTCAGCGAGGTAACACCGGTGCCGTAGACCGCACAGCCGGTGAGCTGAACGCCGCCTTGCACGCCCTGGTAGACGTCGCCGCGCCCCCCGAAAAACGAGGTGTTCCACGCGTCCCACGCACGCCGGTCAGACCGGTACGTCCCCGACCACACGGGACGAACGAGCGCCCCGGAAATTGAGCGCAGCTGTTCTATCGGCTTGTCTATCGCGTCCCTCTTCGCCGCCAGCAGGGAATCGTCGATCTTCGGCGCGCCTGCTGGGCCGAGCACGTGCACGGGACGCCCGGCTTGCACGAGGACCGTCACCGTCGAGATCCCCACATATGATGCCGGTTGGCACGGCAGCAGAACAGGATCGCCGCCGTAGAGGGATACCCACAGGGAAAGCGAACCTGGGCCGGTCCTCACAAGAACCGCCGTCGCCGTCGCCGACCGGTCACCCGCCGGTTGCGGAAGCAACGCCCCCGTCGACGCCTCCCGGATCATAGCGAGCTGATCCATTATTCCGCCACCTCCACTTCCACGGTCATGTCATCGTCAGCGAAAAGCGGGAGCTCGAATCCTGAGACGTACCCCCAGTTCTCAACCCCGCCCGCCTTTATAGAGACCGGCGTATCAATCCACAGGCGCGGATCCGGTGCGCACGTCACCTTCCGCACGGCCGCACGGCGCATCGACGACGCGAGCATCGTCCGCGCCGTATAGAACGCCTCCTCGTAGTTCGTGATCAGCTTCGACGAGAAAAACTTGGGCACCCGCCCGTACGGGCCAGAGGAGCGCATCGGCCCGGTATCTTGCGACGCCGCCGCCTGGAAAGACGGCTTCCCGTCTTCCCCGTTCTCCTGCCCGCGGGCAACCACGATGTTGTAGACGCCCTCGCGCTTGTCCTCGTACGGAGCTCGCACAACCGTGCCGCCCTCGCCGTCCGCGAAATAAAGCTCCGGCTTGGGAACCTCAGGCAGCGGCGCGAGAAAAGCAACAACACCGTCCCGCGTCTCACGAAGCCTGGCAGGCCACGCCTGAGCAAGCTCTTTCATCGAATCGATCCGCGACTCGTCCCACGACATCGACGGCGTGCGCCGATTTTTCAAAGCTGAGTCAATCAGATACGGAACGCCGACCGAGACAAGCCTCCCGACCTCCACATGCACCGAGGAGTCCGGGCGCGTCGACGCCGGATACAGGAACCGGTCTTCCGAGATCCGCCGCATCATCGACTCGCCGCTAATGGTGACGACCGCCCCGTCAACCGACCAGTCCGTCAACATGTAGCGGCCCGCCGAAAACTGCTCCTCCACACCCGAAACCGGATCCTTCACGGCAATATCGACCGTCAACTCCTGCCCATACCGTGCAAGCGGATGCAAAGGATCCGTCCCCGGATCCCACACCTTCCCCGACTGATCCTTCACCGGAACCTCAATCGAGATCGTCCCCGGAACATCCCGCGATGTCGACCACGTCACCCGTCCAGACGACGCCGGAACAACCCCGTTATATTTACCGCCGTACCATGCCGCGATCGTGCACGACCACTTCGCAGTAGTCGCCAAAGCGCCGGCGACCTTAGGGTTACCCATTCCACTTGCCTTCCTCGAATTGCGTCCACGGCTGCTTCAAGTCCTCGACGAAGCCCCACGTGTACGAGAGGTTTTCGAGCTCGGTCCACGTCCCGACGCCGATCCGCGAATCCCAATCCCCGATATCAACAAGCCGCAGCTCAAGATCCCAATCCCGAACCGCCGTATCAAGATGCCCAGTCCGCCTCGACTTAATCGACGAGCCCTCAGGGAAAAAAACCTCAACCGGCGGAATATCGCAATTCGGAACCTCACACCGAGCAAGATTGTGGAAAATCAGCAGCGGCTCATTCGACTTGAAAAGCGTCCGCAACGTCGACGTCCCCAACGGCGAAGTACGCGCCGTCAACGACATCACACCATCGCCAGCCGTCGGCTGAAGCCGCAAAACCGGACGCGCCCGCCCCGGAACGGTCGTCGCATGCGCTCGCGGTTCGAGGGTCATTTCACCGTCGCCTACCCATTTGAAATAGGCGACGGTGAGACCGTCCAGCGAGGAAATGACGTGCTCGAAGGCGTCTCGGCGCGTATAAGCCTCTTCGGACGCATAGTCCGTTTCGAGCTTATACGTGCACCATTTCCCAATTGGGCACATCGGGTCGGAAAACACTGCTGGCGTGTCTCCCGACCCTCCGCGCACACGCTGCCCGTCGCGCGTGAGCACCCAACTCCCGTAGTAGTTGACGCTGATGCGCACGCCAGTCCGCGTGCTTTCCACTGACAAGACGCTCAATTTCCAGCCCTTCCTATCCGCGCACGCCGCCGGTCATTCGCTTCGATACGCCCGTCGATGATGGGGACAAGCACCCCGCCGAGGTCGAGGCTTCCGGCGATGGTCAGCCCGGCGAGGCTCGGCGCGGCGACGTTCACGCTAGGAGCTCGAATCGACGAAGCGGCGACAACCGGGCCGCCGTCGGCGTACCCTCGCGCCTGCTGGTGCAGGGAGTTCAGGTAGGGGACGCCTAGCCGTTTCACGGCGCGCTGGGAGAAGACGTACTCCCCGGCGTGCACAACTCCGGCGGGCTGGTATTTGCCTCCCGGCCCCGTGTAGCCGCCCTCAGCGAAGCCAAAGACTTTGCCGACGGTCGCCTTCACGTACGTCGTCACCTGCTTCGGGATCGATGCGAGACTTCCCATGAACCGGCTGATCCCGTCAAGAAGCGGTGTCGCCGAAAGCGTCGTGTTCTTCTTCGAGGGGATCCCCTCGATCGTCGCCGTGTAGCCCTTCGCGTTCGTCTCAGCTTTCCACTTGTCGAAGTCCGCCCTTGTACGGACGTCGCGCGGGATCACGCCGTAGTCGGCGGCGAGGGCGATCGCGGCATCGCCGGTTATTCCCATCTTCCCTGCCTGATCAAGGAAATTGTTGGCTAGCTGGATTGCTTTCTGCCCGAGCTGCTGCGAAACACTTCCAAGCGTTCCGTTCGCTTGCGCCTGGTTATACATGGTCTCAATGACCTTGTTTCCAGACTGGGCGAGCTCACCGAGCGCGGCTTTCTGCATGAGGGCTTGCGTCGCGGCGTCAGCGTGCTTGTAAGAGTTCTGCTGCAAGACGTCGCCGGTTTTCGCCAGCGTCTCCGCGTATTTCAACGCTGCCTGATCGGCGCTGATGTTGATATCGCCGAACTTCTGCATGACGTCCAAATACGATTTGCAGGCGTCGGCGGCGGACTGCGCCGCGTCCTTCGCCTCGTTCATCGCCCCAGCGGCTTGCTTCTGCCCGTCGGCGGCTTTCCCTGTCGCCGCCGACGTCCCCTCGAGCTGATCGTTCAGCTGCCCCGTGAGGAGCTGTAGCTCGTTCGAGGAATTGACGGTAACGCCTTGAGCGTTCGCCAGCGCGTGCATTTTGTCGACGTAATCCGGCATGACTGCCTTCATGTCGCTAAACGCCTGAGAAGTCGAACCGGCCTCTTTGTACATTGCGGCGAAGGCGGCGGTGGCTTGCCGGACGTTCGACCCGGCGAGATTAGACAACTGCTTGTCCAGATTCTCCAGCTGCGCCGAAACCTCTTTGAAACCGGTGGTATCGAAGAAGTTCTTGCCGAAGACCTTATCGCCGATGCTTGGGCGGGCTACGCGCATAAACGTTTCCGCGAGGTTGCCGAAACGTTCCGTGTTGATATCGCCGATATCTTTGATGAGCGCCTTGTAGTAGGAGCCGCCGCTCTTGGCGACGTTCGCAAGCTTCGACTGAAGCCTGTCCACCGAATCCACATGGCGATCGACTCCGGCAAGCGCCTTGCCGAGTCCGACGGCCGCGCCAGCAAGCGCCGTGAACCCGCCAAGGGCGAGCCCGGCCTTCGGCGCGAGCGACGCGAGGTGCGCTCCCACGGTTCCGGCGTTGTCGCGGATTGCGGCGATGCCTTTCGAGAGGAGGGGGATGTTTCCCTCGGCGATCTTCCCGAAAGCAGCCTTCACGAGTGACGCGCCGGTCTTGATCTTCTGGAACGCCCCAAACGCCAGCGCTCCCGCAGTCACCAGCCCGCCGATAGCGGCGATCGTTGTCTTGACCGGACCGGGAAGCGAGTTGAACGCGTTGACGAGCGACGTCAGCCCCTTCGCGGCTGTCGTGAGCATCGGAAGGAACGTACCGCCAAGCGAGATCGCGAGCGTTTCAAGGGATCCCTTGAATTCCTCCCACGCGCCCTTGAGGTTGCCCATGCGGATGCCCGCCTGCTTCGACGCATACCCCGACTCGTCGACTTCCTTCGTCCACTTCGAGATGCCCTCCGCGCCCTGCTGGTAGAGCACGTTGGCGGCGCGCACGGCGTCAGAGCCGAACAGCTGGGCTAGCGCGGCGTCGCGCTGCGCCGCCGTCATCCCGCTAAGCTTTTCCTTCAACTGTCCGGCGAGGTTCGCCATACCGACGATGTTCCCCGAAGCATCGTACAGGTGCAGTCCAAGCTCTTTCATGAGCTGCGCCGACTGCTTCGACGGATTTTGCAACTTTTGGAGCATCGTTTTAAAAGACGTGCCCGCGTCGCTGCCGAGAAGCCCGGCGGACGCGAAAGCCGCCAGGGTTCCGACGGTCTCTTCGATCGAAAGCCCGGCCCCGGATGCGATCAAGCCCGCCTGGTTCAGGGCTTGCGACATTTCGTGCACGCCGCCCTGGGCTTTACCGGCGGCGGCGGCGAGGAGGTCCGCAATGTGCGGGACGGAGGACCCTTCGAGCTTGAATTGGGTCATGGCCGACGCCGCAGACTCGGCGGCCTCGGCGACCGAGATGTTCCCGGAAGCCGCGAGATCGAGGGCTCCGCGCAGTCCGCCTTTAAGGATGTCCGACGTCGAAACGCCCGCCTTGGCGAGCTCTTCGATGCCCTGCGCCGCCTCCGACGCCGAGAACGCCGTATCCGCGCCAGCTTTCAGAGCTGCCTCGCGAAGCTGCTCGATTTCACCGGAAGACGCCATCGTCGCCGCCTGTACGGACGACATTTTCGACTCGAAATCGGCGGCGGTTTTGATCATCCCGCCGAAAGCCGCAGCGCCGACCGTGCCGAAGCCGAGGGCAGCAGTCCCCGCCGTCTTCCACGCGATCGCGTTCTTCTCAGCCTGAGACTGATGCTCGGAAGCCTTCTTCGCGGCTTCCCCGCTGGACTTTCCCAGCCCCTCCATAGCCGTTTTCGCGGAGTTCGTAGCGCTCACAAGATTCGAGGAATCGCCCCGGAAAACAACCTTTACGGACCTATCGGCCAATTTGGCACCCCCAAACCGTGGTATGCTCCGCACATGGAACTCACCAACGACAAACTTGACCAGCTTCTAGCGAAGATGGATGAACAGACCGCGTACATGGCGTACGAGGTGCGCGCCCGCCGTATTTTCTTCTGGAAAATAGCGGCTCTGATCGGCTTCCTTGGCTTCGTCGGCGTCCTAGCCGCCGGGATCCTCACGGGAGCCTAGGCGGGAACGCGCCCCTCGGCTACGTCCTTTTCGTCCCTCGTATCTATCGGGCCTACAAGCACGCCGGGCTCTTTGTCCTTCGCGTGCTCGTCGGACCATTGATCGAGGGCTTTGCGCACGTAGCACACGGTTTCCTCGGCCTCTATCCAGCCGTCGATATTGTCATTCTGCGCGATGCGGCGCGGGAAACCGCAACCGCACGGGCAGAGCGCCCTCTCGTACATCGTGTAGGCAAGGGCGAGCGAACGGTCCGTCTCCGTCCACTCGCCGTTCCCGGTGCCGTAGATCGTCGTCGGCGGGATCTTCCACTCCCGCGCCGTCTCCACGATCGTCCGCACCCACCCCCAACGTGGAAGCTCGAGGGCGATCGCTATAAAGGGAGCTCGACGCCGCTCTCCGTTTGCAGCTGCTTCCACTGGTTCATGAGGTTCGCCATCTGCCCAGGCGACTTCTCATTGATCACGGCGAGAACGTCGGCTGTGATCCCCTCGGGCTGAACAATCTGCGCGGCGATGATCTCCAGCAGCCCAGCCGTAGGATCTTTGCCTTCCGCCGTGACCTTGCGCTGCATCTCGTTCAGCCACTCGGCGGAGCGCCCTTCGAGCACGACGTCGACGGCGCTGTCGGTGATGCGCTTGGCGACTTGGCGGCGGCGGGCGGCGACTTCCTCAATCTCGTCACGGGAAGCGCCAGACTCGCGAAGCTCCGTCTCGCGCGTGCGTAGGACGTCGAGCTCGGCGTTCGCGCCAAGGTCGCTGTAAAGCGTGACCGCCCGGCGGAGCCGCGAGAGCCCGTTCAGCCAGGCTTCGAGGTCAAAGCTGCGGGCGCGCTCTTCGAGATCCGATTCCTTCTCGGCGGGAGTCTTCTCGTCCAAGCTCATTTCGTCTTCAATCATGCGTGGTTCCTTTCAAGTGAAGTGGCGTGTTCCTAACGGAAAATGGGTGCAGGCGAGGGAACACACAAAAACTCGCCCGCACCCGGAAGCGGCCCGTCAGGCCACGATCTTGCGGTCCTCTGCTGCGTCCGAGACCTTGAGGGGGACCGTCCGCTTGATATAGCCGGACGTGCGGTCCGACGGCTTCTGCATCGCGTCAGTCGTCACGAGGTAGGCGGAGTACTCGTCGCCTTCCGCCCATTCCTTCGACTCCTCGGGACCCTCACGCTCGACGAGCACGAGCTCCGTGCCCTTCGCCTTGAAAAGCTCGAAAGCGAAGTCTTCGTCTTGCACGGCCTTGCCCGCATTGTCGAGGTAGCGGAAAATCGTCAGCTGCCCCTCATACGTCGTCAGACCGGCAGCTTGCCCCTTGCCGATCTTGCACAGCTCGGTTTCCTCCACCGTGTCCGAGCCGGACGCGCCCAGCTGATAGTCGGACTTGAGGATGCGGCAAGAGATCTTTTTCCCTGCCTTAATCTCCTCAAGCTTGATGTTCTTGATATCCTTCGGCGGCGTGGTCAGCGCCGTAAGGAGAATCCGCCCGTCGGCGAGTGCTTTAGGCATTTCAGCCCTCCTTTTCCTGTTCGCTCCACGGCGTCGGCGCGGGAGCCGCCGGGGTCTGCCCGGACGTCGGTTCGGCGGGCGCATCCTCACGGGTGAAGCCCTTCTTCAGCTCGGGATGATCGAGCCAGTGCTCGGGGATCCACTGAATATCCCCTGCGCTATTGCGTACGCGTATCACGTGCGCCTCCTATCTAGTCTTTTGAGTCCACGCCTGGTAGACGTGATCGAGGAATATCGGGTGCTGGGAGGTCCCCGGTATTTTGACTTCCGGGTCATGCGCGGCGGCGCGCACGTGTGTGCGCACGACGTCGACGATCCAGCCGGTTCCTGTTAGGCGCGAGCGGTCGAGGATTCGGCTTGTCCGTGCGGCGAGCGCTTCGACTTGCTGGCGTGTAGCACCCACGTGCCGGACGGTGATTTCGTCGACGGAGTCCCGGTCGCAGTAGGTTCGTTCACGGGACGCTTCCCCGGACGAGCCGAGCACCAGCAGGTAGGGGAGGGAATCGAGCTTAAGGTCTGCGCCGGTCGCATCCGTGTCCCACACCTTATAGCCGAGCGTGCGAAGCGCTGCGATGATTTCATCCATTGAGAAGCCCTTCGATCGCTTTCCCTACCCAATCCTCGAAATTCTGCGCCTCGGTTTCGAGCGCGCCTTTCGGGTCGGGCACGGTCGCGCCGCCGCCGTGCACGCCGCCGAAGTAGGCGATGTTCGCGAGGTTGCCCGCGCCTTGTTTGCGGGGACCGACTTCGACGCCGAGCCCGCCGTCGATCACGTCGAAGCTTATCGACGGGGCGGCCCGAAAATGGCGTGAACGCGCCATTTCGTCGCGCAGCTGGTTTTTGATGTTCACTCCGGCTTTTTTGATAGCCGGGCGGATTTTCTCGTTCAGCCGGTCGGGCACACGGGAAAAGACCACGGCGAGTTCGCGAACCTCGGTCAGATCGACGTCAACCATGCGCTACCTCCTCGACGGCGACGCGGTAAGCCGTCGCGTGAGATTTGTACGGCGACGGGACGGCGATCCTCACAACCTTTCCGGCGAGGTTCGGATCGATCTTGTCGCCAATCACGTGTATCTCGTCGCCCGGCTGCGCCTTGAATGCGCCGACGGGGAAGTCGGCTCGGAGGCGGGTTACGGTGACTACCGCGCCAGCGATATCCGGCTTCGACTCGAATGCCTCGTAGGCGGCGATCTTCGCTTTGCCCTTGTAGACGACGGAGTGAGCACGGACAGCTTTCAGGGAGTCCGGGTCAATCGTCGTTTCCCCCGTGTAGCGCCTGACCTCCACGGTCGCGGTCATGATCTTCTCGGCGGCGCGACGCCCGCTTTCCACGGTCCGGCGGATCATGCGAAGCCGTCAATCGTCGCGCCCGGCTCGGTGAGCGGACCGCCGGACGTCCACCACTGCGGAGTGAGCGGAGCCGGGGAAATACTGACGCCTCGGGGGCGCAGCATCTCCCATTCCTCGTCCGTAATGTACAGGGACGCTTTCGCCGCCTCGCTCGAGAGAGTCTGGTAGAAGTCGTCGATCCTCTCCGAAGTCTTGCCCTCGGGGTTGCGGAATCGGCGGGCTACCGCCTCTTTCTCAACGAAGCGGAGAACCTGCTCGTCGAGCCCGTCGAGGCTGCCAAGGCGCACGCGGATGCACATTTCGACGTCAGCGAGCCAGGCGTTAATCTGCTCTTGCTCGAAGGCGTCTTCAATCGCGCGCCCTAGAGTGACTGTTACGTCATATAAGGTTGCGTGCGCCATGGCTCCTCCTACTTGGTCTTTTTGTCCTTGTCCGCCGCCGTTTCAGGCGTTTCGGACTTTTCGCCGTACCCGGCGGCGGGCGTCCAGCCCGACGTGAGGTACTGTTCGGCGATGCGTGCGTCGACGGTCGCGAGCGAGCCGGACGGCGAGATAAGATCAACCGTTTCTACGGGTTCCCTCACAATCGCCATCATGCACGCTCGAACTTTGCGAAGTGATCGGCGGACTGCATGACCCACCCGTACTCTGCCTCGGCACGGATCGCGACAAGGTTGTTCTCGAACAGGGAGACAAGCTCACTGCCGATCGTGACCGTCGCCTCGGTCGAAACGTCGAAGGTGATGCCCGAGCCGACGACGCCCCACGCCGCCTTCGACCAGTCGCCGACAAAGCCGACAACCTTATCGTGGCGGAAGTCCTCAGCGATGTAGGACGTGCGCCCGAGCAGGCGTCCCTTCTGGACGCTCGTCACGGTCTCGTCATAGACCGGATTCGCGAACAGCGGGCGTCCTTCCTTGTCCTTCGCGTTCAGGAAGTCGACTTCCATCGTGTCGTCGAAGGCGAAACCGCGCGCCTTCTTCTTGTCGTTGACGAGAAGACCGATCGCGGAAACGCAATCCGAGTAAAGATCTGCGCCGAGCGTGATCTTCTTCGTCGTCTCCTCGAGGTAGTGGTCGAAGGGGCCGGTGCCCGTCCCGTCGCCGCCGACGTTGAACGCGGCCGCGTAGTCAAACGCGCGGGCGAAAGCCTCGGAAAGAAGCTCACGAAACTTCTCCGAGTAGCCGCCGGGGTTGGCGCGAATGACCTCCGTCGACGTCACGCCGATTGCGGTGAGCTTCTTCGGCTGCATCTTGACGAGCCCGAGATCCATCTGGGTCGTGTGCTTCTTGCCCGCCTCAGCCGTCCAGTTCGCCGTGGGCTTGGTCGTGACCACGGGGATCTCGACGCCGGACGCGCCGAGCGGGACCTGCTGGGCAAGCTGCATGATCGCAGACTGCCTGATAGCCTGATCGAAAATGGGCTTTGCCATTTCCGGCTTGATAAAACCACTGAAATCCGTGGTCTTCTTTGCGGCGGTGATCGCCATTGTTTTTCTCCTTAGCTTGTTTGTGTGATGCCGAGAGCGGCGGTAAGCGCCTCAGTGAGAGGGTCGCCGTTGAGCGGCAGGTCCGAAGAGCTGCCTTGGGTCATGTCCGGGCGCATGCCGAGCGGCGTCGGCGCGGGCGGCGTCTCTTGCTGCCCGCTTGGCGTCGGTGTGGGAGGCGTGAAGTCCGCGAGGACTTGCTTCGCGGAGGCTTCCAGCTCTTCCTTGGTCTTACCCTGCACGTAGGCGGCGAGCCTGTCAGGCACTCCTGACGCGTGCAGGATCTCGCCCCGAAGGGCTTTCAGGGCTGAGGCGTCGCGATCCTCCGTGAGCTTTGATATTTGCTCGCTCATAGAGGCCTTGAACGCCTCAAATTCGCCTCGCATGTCCGCGAGGGCCTTCTCTGCGGCTTTGCGGGCGTCGCGCTCCGCGCTGAGGGCCTTCTTGCCGCCCTCGCCGAGAGTTTCATCCGGCGTCGCCGCTGCTGCGGCTTCGGTCTTTCCGTCCATGACTTTAGTCTCCTAATCGCTAGGGTTGATCCGTCCTTGGCATCGCGCTAAGGCGGAAGCTTAATGTGGGCGTTATCGCCCGTTTAGAGCCTTGTTCCAGGCTTTTCTCGCGCCAGCAAGAGAGCGTCCTTCGGGAGTGAACGAAGCCCCCGTCGTCTCGAGGGCGGCGCGGTACTCGATCTCGGCGCGGACGCGTTCAACATCCCTCAGAGGGCGGTCTACCGACCACGGTCGGACGCCCTGCCGTCGCTGTATAGCCGCCTCCGTATAGGGGTTCAGCCCAGCCTGAACTTCTTCCCAATCGCGTATAGCCTCGAACACTCGCCGCTCGGCGGCGGTCATCGTGTACACGGACGACGGGGTACGCCAGCCGTGCGCGCGGGCTTCCTCCACCGCAGCTGCCGCCCGCTTCCGAGATCCGCCGCGCCCAAGAGCTCCGAAGCCCTCACGCTGCCCGCGTATCGCACCAAGAGGGTTCCTGCCCCCGGGAAGAACGTAGCCGTGTTCGCGCAGCAGCCCGAGCGTTTCCTCGCGGGACAGATTGAAACGCTGCGCCTGACGGTAGATCCCGTCCGGCGTCAGGCGTCGCTGTCCAGGCTTGAGAAGCCGACGGGCGTTCCCGTGCTTCCCCATGCCCTCCGACGTGAAAATGCCGTTCTCCGACCGCCAACGCTTCGAATTGACCACCTGAGAGATATCCGCGCCGTCCCGAATGGCTTGAGCATAGTTTTTCCCGAACTGGCGGGCCTGCTCTGCCTCGCTGAGCGAGTCGAAATACTCGTACGGGTCAGAAATGAGCCCTTCGGCCCGTCCGCCGCGAGCACTCTTCTCCGTCGCCGGGACGTGCACGCAATCGCATCTCGGGTGCCTGAGAAACCCGGCGTTCCAGCGGTAGAAACGCCCAGCGAGGATCGTGCAGCGTGAGCACGACGGCGGGTTGAGCATGCGGACGTAGCCGACCGTGCGGCGGGCGGCGACGTCGATCGACGCGGCTTGACGCGCCGTATCGGCGACGAGCGTCCGTGCGATCACGTCGATCGAGTTCCTGCCTCGGTTGAGCGCTTCCGACACGCCCAGCCCGTTCCCGAGAGCGCGCATAGCGTGGAAGCGGGGAGTCTCGAGAAGCCCTCGCAGCGATCGCCCGTCCGGGGCGACGCCGACAAGCGGCGCGGCCGTCGGGAAAGCCGTCGGAGGCACATAGTCGCCAAGCTCGCCAAGCGATTCAGCGACGTAGGACGTCCCCAGCAGCGCGGCTTTCGCCTGAGCCTCCTCGGCACGGGCGACGGCGACGTCGAGCGCCGCGTCCCACGACGATTCGAGCCGGTTAGCGGCGACGCCGCCCCACAGGCCCCGAAACGCCCTCATTAACTCGGTCTGCACGCTCAGCATCGACCGGTACATCCGCGACGTCGCCGCCGGTATCCTCGTCATTTGCTAGCTTCTCCATCATCGAATCGAGGGCGGGATCCTCAGCCTCGGCGCGGAAGTACTCGCGCTCCTGATCCTTGCGGGAGTCGTCCCAGCCGAGCTCGTCCCACGCCCCCTCACGGGAAAGAAGCGGCTTGCCGCCGGAAAGCTTTTGCACCGCGTCGGCTTTCTGCGCGTACGTCGGCGTTGCTGGGTCGTGCCATTTAATGTTGACGAAACCGGCGGGGATATCTTTCCCGGCGAGCTTCGCAGCGAAGCGCAGCGCCGCCGAAAGCGCGATCCCAGCTTCGGCGTTGACGCGCTCAACCCGCTTGATGAGCTTCGCTTCCTCGGCGATGATCGCGCCTTCCGCCGGGGGATTCGCCGTGGTCATGCCGAAATAGCGGGCCGGGAACCCGGTCACGGAAGCGCACAACTTCCCGTAGGACTCAAGCGTCGAGTGGAAATTCTTCAGATCGGCGGCGGCGAACTGTCCAGCCTTCGCGTTGGCGTTCGCGTGAGCGAGGAACGGCTGAAGGTAGTTGAACCAGCCGTCAAGTGAAGCGAAGTCGCCCTGCTTGATACCGAAGATCCAACGCTTAGGCACAGCCAGGGCCTCCACAGCCACTTGGAGGTTCGTCATCGTGCGCAGAGCGGCGTCCGTAAGCGGGATGACGTCTGCCATCTCTGTTTGCCCAACGTACTCGCCGGTCATGCGGCGATTAAAAGACGGGAAAACGGGGACGACGCCGAGCTTGTGGTCGTCGCGGTCTTCCTCGGTCCAGATTCCGCCGCGATTCCGAGCGATGACCGTATAGTCCGGGGTGTACAGGGTCGCGATGTCCGGTTCCTCGGTTTCCTCGGACTTGAGGAGGCGCACGGCGTAGGCTACGCGCCGGTGGCGACGGTCGATCTTCACGCACATTTGTGTGGGAGATTCGACTTGGAGAATCGGCGTCGACGGGTCCTCCTCGTTCGCGCCGACGGAAAGGAATCCGCGCCCGTAAATGAGTCGGTCGCGTTTCCACGAGGAAAGCTCAGATTCGAGATCGTTCGCGTCATACAGGCGGCGCAGCGTGTCCGCCGCCCCCTCGTCTTGCGGGACAAGAATCGACTTGACGTCCTGCCGCTCCTCGATCGTGTCGACAACAACGCGCGGCCAGTTGATCACCACCTCGAGCTGACGCATCGCCGCCGGGACGGCAAGTCCCATGTGGGTTAGAACTTGCCTACCCATGTAGTAGAGGCGGTTGCTGCGATCCTCCGGGGACTTCCCCGCGAGGAAAGCCAAAGCCTTCCTCAGCTTTTTCAGATCGTCGTCATTCAAAGCAGGCAAAGCCCCTCCTTTCACCAAGAAAACGTGACGATTCCGCCCGTGTCGGACGGATCCCAGCCGAGAGCCCGCATGTCCGACGCCGCCTCATGAGCGAGCACGTCAGCCATGGTGATGTCGATTTTCAAATGATCGGCGGGCTTCCCAAGAATGTATTTGTCGCCGGGCTTGGCGACCTTCCTCGCGTGCAGCGCGTGCTCCTTAGCCTGAGAATCGGCGTCGTGCGTTGTCAGGCCCTCCCGCATATCCTCCGAATAGCGAGTGAGAGCGTCGAACATGCGTCCGATCTGGTTCGTCGGCCACTGAACCACCACGTCGTCGCCGTAGTCGGCGGCCCACGCGTCGCACTGAGTCTCCCAATGCCGAGGATCAACGTACATGCGTTGCACGTCATAGCGGGAGAAAACGTCGGCGACGCAAGCGTTCACCTCGCCCCGAGGGATGCGTCCGTCCGTCCACTCCGCAGGATTCCAGTAGGACGGGCGATCGTCCGGCCCGTACGGGATGGTGAAACGGTAGCCGTCCGCCGTCTCCGCGCGAAGCGCCGTCCAGTCCCCAGACCGGGACCCGTCGAAACCAAGGCAGATCTCGGTGCCCTCCGGCGGAAGCGCTCGCTCGGCGTCCGTGCGCTGATCGTACAGCTCCTCAGGCATGAAAGCGCCCAAACCCTGGACTAGCATGTTCCCGAAAAACCGCTTCGCCTGAGCCGGGTCACTCTGCAAAAGCTCCGCCGACTCCGCCTCCACGTCGTCAAGCCCAACCCACGGCGATCCCTCATAGACATATTCGAGGATCTTCCGCCGGTCCGCCTTGTGGTCAAAATTCCACTTCGACGGCGGCTTCCTATAGAACCTGAAAATATCCTTCGACCGAGACGCGAACGTCTGCTGCGCCGAAGAATTATCCATCGGGTCCCACGGGTTCGTGATCTCCAGCCCGCGACCACCCATGCCCGCGAGACCGCGCCGCATGGTATCCCAAACCTTCTTCAGCTTCCCCGTGTAAATACCGGACTCGTCAGCAATCGCGAAATGAATAGGATTACCAAGCTTCGAATTCGGAGCCGAAGTGATCGGATCAATCCGCCCATTGTTAGGAAGCCGAATGAAACCCTCACGGACCTTCATCTGCTCCTGCAACGGGCCACGCCGAACCATCTCCTGCAACGGACGGTAAATGTTATCCGTCTGATCCTCCGACGTCGCGAGCAACTGTATATTGCTCATAGGGCGAGGAATCCCCATCGGATCCCCAGACTCATACACGAACTCGAAACCACACGAGCATCCATGATCAGCGCAGCGGTAAACTTCGCCGCCCGAAGCCCAGCCAGCGAAAACACACGGGCCAACCGCCTCAAAACACGCCAAAGACGCGCCCCAAGGCGACTTACCGGCCTTCTGAGGCCCAACCACCAGCGCCCGCCGGTAATGGAACATCGACGCGCCAGCCGGACGCTGAGGATTGAAAACCGCGCCCTTCTTCGCCCGGTAAAACGACGTCGTGCACCACAATTGCCAGCCGTCGTGGACGAACGGCTCACCCATCGACCAGCCGTCCGCGACAATGCAATGCGCCTCAATCCAATCAGCCGCGAGGAAGCCAAGCGTCGGGAAATCCACCACCCAAGACGGCTCACCCATTGCTCACCAACCGCATCCGCGCACGCGAAGACGTCGAAGGCCTAGCCTCCTCACGCTTCAACTCGCGCTTATCCTCGTCGACGTCGCCGATCGTCCACCCATTCTCCCGCATCCCAGCAGGGGTCAACCCCAGCTGATCACGGAACCGATGCAACTGACCGATAAGCGCCGCCGACGACGCCGGGGACATGTGCACCGTCGCCTCCACCATGCACATCTCAGCAATAATCGTGTGACGCCAAGGCTCACCAGCCCAAGCGCAAGCCTGAGGAGACTTCCAATGCGTCTTCCACAGCGAAACCGCCCGATCATAGAGAGGCGACTCAACCACAAACCCATGACTATCCCTCGGCTCGGGGATAGGAAACTTCGGAGCCTTGCCCTTGTAGCCCTCACGAGGAAGAACACCGAGCTTGATGCCTCGCCGCTCCGAACGCTCCGACGTCGGATCCAACGGCGGGCCGGACCTGTTTCTCGCTCCGCCACGTGGCATCTTGCTCACCTCCTCGAAATGTGAAACTACAACCTTTTGAACCCTCCGCGCTCTTTTTTCACCTCACCGGCGGTGTGGCTTGGTGTGGTTTGGGGGCCTCCCCCTGGGTTTTTTCGTGTTGTGTGTGTTTGTTTTTTGTTTGTTGTGTGTGTTTTGTTTGTTTTTATTTTTTATTTTTTGTTTTTGCGCCTTTTGTTCCGCCTTTTGAGCGGTTGCATGTGGCGTGTGCTGGCCCTAGGTACCCGCCCCTACTGTCGGTGTGGTCTAGGTCCCATGATTGCTGTGGTGTTATTGGTTGGTTGCATACGTTGCATGTCATGCTGCCGTGTTGTTGCAAGCGTGTTTGCCATTGTCTTCTTAGCGCTCTGTGTCTTGCGTCGTAGCCGCGCTGTGTGGGTGTGCCACGCCGTGCCTCGTACTCTGCCTGGTGTTGTGTGCAGTAGCGTTGGCTGTTGTTGATTAGTCTTGGGCATTTGCTTGCTGGGCAGCGTCGCATGCTCATGGGGTGGTGGGCTCCCCTCTGCCCCGGTGTGGGGTGTGGGTGGGTACCGCAGTCCGGGGACCGGGTTATGGGATTGTGGTGTGTGTCCCCGACTGCGGAGTCTAGGTATGACTGTACCCGCCGGGTGTGGAGGTCGCCTGGCGGGTACAGTTGTTCGGTTAAAGTGTCTCACACTATGACGTGGTTAGTCAAGCTGCGGCGGGTGTGTCTTTTCGTAGGAGTGCAGAGCATTCTTTGAGGTTGATCTTCCCTCCTCGCACATCGATCTTTCCCCTGTTGACCCATACTGCGATGCGGTGTGGGGTGATGTCGAGGATCTGCGCGGCTTCGGTTTTGCTGACCCATGTGTCTTGTTCGGCGAGCATGGTTCGCTGCGTGTCCAGCAAGCCGTCGTGGTCTGGCGTGATGAGCCAGGCTCGATCGCAGCTGGTGCAGGTCCACACGTCGGGTAGTCCGTCGTCGTCGGGCTGGCGGGTTAGTGCGCGGTTGCAGTATGGGCAGTGGCGGTCGCCGACGTCGGCGGACCATCCGGTGATTTTGGCGAGGCGTGCGTGCACGTCGCGGATGGTTTGCTCGGCGACGTCGTAGGCGGGCCATTGTTTCTTGGCCCAGTCGATGCGTGAGGCGAGGTAGACGGAGGCGGGGCCTTTCGGTTTCTCGCCTTTGGTGACGGCCCATTCGACGGCGAGGTCGTCTAGCGGGGTGAGGATCCCTCGGGTTTGGATTGCTTGGTGGACGATGGATCCTACGGGGTCGGGGGTTCCGTCGTTGCCGCCTCCGTGTCCGCCTCCGCTGTTGATTGGGATGGCGTGGAGGTCGAGGATTGAGGTTACGGCGTCGGGGAGGGCTCGTTCCATTTGGGTGATTTGGTGGAGGAGTTCTCGGGTTGGTGTGGGGTTTTCCATGTGGGGTGGTCTTTCAGTTGGTGGTGGTGGGCGACGGGGTAGTCGCCTCGGTCGTTGGTGCGTTGCGTGATGGTGGGGGCGCACCTGCATTCTTGTTTGCTGTGCAGGTGCGCTTCCCCGACTGGTACGAGATGGATCATGCCGGTCTGTTTAGTCTTCGTCCTCGCGTGCGGTGCGGAGGTAGGCGTGGGCGAGTCCTTCGCATGCGTATACGGAGCCGCCTCTGGCGGCTACGAGGTCGTTGTAGGATTCGCCGTCGGCGTCGAGCCATTCGGCATCGACTAGGAAGACGTAGGATGCGGCCTGGCAACCTGGGTCCCGGTGTTTTGCTATCCGGTCGGCGAAGGCTTTCATTTCTTCGCCGTCTGGTTCTTCGAGGTCGAAGTTGGATATTTGCGCTGTCATTTGTTTCCTTTCTCGTAGACAACGCCGTCGCAGTAGGCGGTGTCGCGGATTTCCTTGTGGATAGTGCAGTCGCGGATCGTGTCCTTGTCTGGGCATTCGTCGGAGTACCAGATCCCTACCAGAAGCGCCCAAAACACCCACGCGAAGAAAAAGAAGGCATCCGATTTCCCTTCGGTTTCTTCGTGAAGTACAGCGGCTAGAAAGACTGCTACCACGCCGCCGCCCACTAAAAGCCAGATGATCATTTACTTGGACTCTTTCTCGTCGTCGGGTATCCGCCATTCTGGGTCGGATACGATCATGAGTCGTTTCCTTCCAGTATTTTTGTTGGTGACCGGTACGGTGTCGAGACGTTCGGTGACGAGCCTCTTGGGGTTGGCTTCGCTTTGGATGGCGACGGTGACGTCTCCGCGTTCGTCGAGCTCCTTCTGTAGGGAGTCGATGAGGGTTGATAGTTTCATTTGGTGCGTTCCTCCCAGTGGATTTGTGGGTGGTTTTCTAGCCAGTCGTATATTTTGGCTTGGAGGTGGTCGATTGTCGGTTCTTCGTCGGTGGAGAATAGCTCGATGAGATAGTCTGCGGGGACGGCGAGCACGGGAGTTACTTCGTAGAAGTTGTCTTGGTCGTCTTCGCCGAGTATGCCGTCGTCGAAGATGTCACGAGTGGAGGGGACGCGGAGGGTTTGGGCTTTGGTGGCGATGGCGACGCCTTTCACGTCGCGTAGGAATCCGCCTTCTTTCCCTTCGACCCAATAGAAGCCGCCGGTTTTGGCGTTATGCCAGTTTTCGATGGCTTGGACATTGTCTCGGAGGTATTCGACTTTTGCGAGGAGTTCAGCCCATGTGTAGTAGGGGTTTGCTCCTTGGGTGTCGGCTAAATTCCATAGTCCGCGTTCGTTTTTAGTGGGTGTTCTAACGTATTTTCTTCCGTGCTGGTCCCATAGTGGCCCGTCGGGTTCTTCTGGGAGGTTGGCTTGGTATTTCATGGTTGTTTTCCTTTCTTTGCTGACTGGTAGCAGTCATAGTGGTAGATTAATTGTCCCACGCATGATTGGGTCCATGTGAGTGTGACGGGCTGTCCGCAGCCTGCACATTTGGTGCAGGCTGGGCAGTCCCATATGGGAGGGATTACGGTTTCCACCGGTAGTCCCTTTGAAGGTCGGCTATCGCTTCGATTGTTCCGGCGTCGTCGACGAAGTCATAGACGGTGCCTGGCCCGGTCGCGGGCAGGTCGATATCGAGCAGGCGGCGGACGAGCTGCTCGTATTCGTCGACGATCTCTAGTGTGCGCCTGGCGCATGCGAGGGCTCGATCGTGCTCGGGGCTTATTGCCCTCAGGCTCTCCCCGTATTCGACGGCGCGGCGGAGCTCGGCGCGCACTTGGTCGGTGGTGATCATTTGGTTTTCCTTTCGCTTTGGGGTGCGGTTAGCAGGGCATCCCGGCGTCGCCGATGATCACGCCGTGCTTGCCTTTAGCGATGCGCGTGCGGGAGGTGATCATTTCGATACAGGCGGGCCAAACTTCCTCTAGCACTACGCCTCCTTGATCATGGGTTATGTAGTAGACGGTTTGGTCGCCGTGCTTACGTTTCAGTGCTTGGAGAGCTTTTATGAGTTCGGAGATTTTCACTTCTCGGTTCCTTTCAGGTGGAGTCGGAGGGATTCTTCCTCGCCGCAGTCGAGGCAGCGGATGAATGTCTCCGTGTGGGCTGGGATTGCGCCGTGCCCGGATACGGCGGCGTCGGGGAAGTCGGAGATGATTTTGTCGACGGTCACGCAATTGCGGGTATCGCATGCGATGCACCGCGCTTCTGGTAGTGGTGTGGCGACGTTGCCGAACGTCGACGTGATGCTGGCGAGTTTCATTTCCCAGTTCCTTCTTTCATTTTGGTAGTGGTTAGCGGCGTGTCAGGTCGCGTTGAATCGCGGCGAGGTTCGCGAAGCCTTCTTTTACATTGTCGAAGGTCCAGGCGTAGCCCGGCGATGGTAGTTGAATGTCGAGGATGCGGCGAGCAAGCTCTTCGTATTCCTTGTTCCCGTACTCGTGCAGGGAAACAACGATTGCTTCACCTCGCTTGTAGATTTTCCCGGATGCGGAGGTGAGGCTTTCCCCGTCGACGGACGTGAATAGCCCTTTGACGCGGAGGGTGTCGTTTCCGTTGTCGAGGATGTCGATTTCGGCGAAGTAGGCGCGGTTGGCGTCTACGTTCTTCCACGTGGACTCTTGGGGTGGGGCGTCGTAGAGGGTGCCTTCCGATTTGAGGAGGTTTCTCCACCGTGTGGGGCACATGTCGTCGGGGCCTACTAGCCGCCAGAAGCCGTCGAACCAGCGTTCCCATTCGCGGCCGCGTCCGTCCCAGAGGCGACCTTCGGGTTCGTCGGGGAGGGTCATCGTGTATTCCATTGTAGTTTCCTTTCGGGTTGGGTTAGTTGTCGGTGGCGGAGGTGGGGAGTTTGGCTCGTGCGGATTTCAGTCGCTCTGCCACACGGGCTTTTTGTTCCTCGGTGAGTTTGACGGAGCGTTTCGCGCCGCTGGTCGGGGTCCAGCGGTTGCGGGGGATGGTGAAGATGCCGTGGGCGTCGGTTCCGCCGGGTTTTTCGGTGAAACGGGCGTCTCGGCGGAGTTTGACGAGGTAGCCGCGCTGCCAGGTTTCGATGGTGACGAGTTCGTCGCCGTCGCTGGTGGTGATCACGGTCTCGCGCTCGTAGGGGCCGCTTGCGGTGTACTCGTCGCCGCTCACGTCCACGTTATGGGCGTTTTCGTACAGCGCTGCTGTGGGTTTCGAGGTGGATGTGGTCATTTTGGTCTCCTAGGTTGGGTGGTGGAAGTTTGTCTCTGAGAGCCCCTGTAGTTGTTTAGAACGGGGCTTTGGATTGGTCGTAGCCGCGGGGGCTGGGTTGTCCCCATTCGCCGGGCAACGCCTGTGTGGCGTTCTGAGGGGCGTTCCCGGCGCTGTTGGCACCGGGGTACCCTCCGGCCCTGTTCGTGGCTGAGAACGGCTCCTGTGAAGCCTGAGACCCGTTTCCGGGGCGGGGGACGATGCCGAGGAACTTGGCTCGGCGGAGGGTGAGGGTTTCCCGGCGTTGCCCGTCGGTGCCCTGCCAGGCGTCGAGGGCGAGGGTTCCGGCGAGGGTGATCCGGTCGCCTCGGCGTACGGCGTCGGCGACGGTCTCGGCGTCGCGCTCCCAGAAGTCGGCTCGGATCCACAGGGGCTCGCCGTCGTCGTCCCAGTCCCCGGCGGGGGTTTGTTTGCGGGGGGTTGCGGCGACGCTGAGCGTGCACACGGCTTTGCCGGTCTGGGTGTACCGGATTTCGGGGTCTTGCCCGACGTTGCCGGTGACGGTGACGGTCGCGGTCATTTGGTGTTCTCCTTCGTGAGGTTGGTGCCTAGCTTGGCTAGGCGGGTGGTGATTCCGGCGGGTGCCGGGGCGGTTTGAAGCTGGGGGGCGGTGGCTGGGAGTCCGGCGTGTTTGCGTGCGGTGGTGGTGGCTTGGTCGCGGTTGCCGGTGGTGGCGGCGGCGCGGGTCCAGGCTTGCCGGTAGGCGAGCTCTGCCCTGACGTTGCCGCCGAGCTCGGGCGGGATCTCGGGGCCGTGGGAGCCCTTGAGAGCCCGCTTGAGGTTGCGGCGCTGCCAGGCGGCGACGGCGGTCCACAGCTGCCGGGGCCGGATGAATCCCTGCTCGGCGTCGACGCTGAGCTGGAGGACGGCGGCGGCGACCGCCTGGAACGTCCACGGGGCCTCGTGGTGCTCATGCACCCAAAGTTTGAGCGAGTCCAGCCAGTCCTCGTGCATGCCGGGCCGGTAGACGAGAAGCCCGAGGTTTTCGGCTTTTGTGAGGATCACGCTCATGCCCTCGGCGTCGATCGGCGCGGTCGGGTCGATTCCGGCGGCGGCGGCTTGCGTGCAGATGCGATCAAGGATGCTCATGCGGCGTCGCCTCCTGCGGGGCCGAGTAGCAGCTGTGTGGGGGCGGTGGCTTCGCGGGCGAGGCGTTCGGCGCGGGAGCGCTGGAAGTCTGCGAGGGCGGCGCGTTGCCCTCGGGACATGAGCGCTGTTGTCCCGTCGGCGCGACGGCGGGGGGCTTCCATGGCGAGGCGGAGCTGGTCGTAGCGCTGGCGCAACTTGGGCAGGGCGAGCACGTTTTTGCGCCAGAAGTCATCCTCGACGAGCCACTCGCAGAGGGACTGGATCTCGGGGACGGTGCGTCCGTCGCGGTCGAGCATGAGCCGGGCTGCTTCCCGCCAGGCCTTGGTCACGCGTCCGCGTTTGACGCCTCGGGCGGTGAGGGATGCCTGGAAGGCGTCGATCACGGCGTCGACGTCGGGGCGTGGTTCGGGCTCGGGAGCGGGTGTGGGTGTCTCGGCTGGTTTCGGCTCCGAAGGCGAATCCTGAACGTTTAACGTAGTAGATACGTCAGTATCTACTACATATATATTCTTATTCTTATTCTTACCATTGCAGTTTGCATTGCTGTTTGCATTGCAGTCTGCATCGGAGTTTTTTTGAGACCATCTGTTTTCAGCCTTTTTTCTGCCTCGTTCGGAGGCTTCTTTCCGGGCTTTCGCGGATGTCTGATAGTCGAGATAGTCGTGTACTTGCGCCAGTCCGCCGGGAAGGTTTTCCCAGAGTCCGCTATGGAATAGTGCGTCTACGGATTCCTCGTATACACACCTTCCTATGCCTTTGACTGCTGCGACCAGGAATGTGCCGTCGGTCATGTTTTGGGCGCTGTAGAGGATGCTCACCAAATGCAGGTGCATTGCATTCTGCAATGCCAACTGCATTGCTGTTTGCATTTCGGCTTTGGTCGCGCCGGGCATGGCGGACTGGAAAGCTTCTCTCAGGTAGGCGTCCACGGCGAACCATTTCGGAGACTGAGCCCACAGCACGTCGATCTTCGCGTACGGCCTAGTCATCGATATTCCTCCGTTCCGATGCGTGCGAGGTAGGCGCACATGATCCGGGCGTCCCGGACCGTGAGATCCGGGGACGGGTGCTGAAGCGCGTCGTAGAAGTCTTCCTCTACGTGCGCGTTCTCGAAGTCGTCCCAGGAGGAGTAGTAGTCCTGGTTGCGACGCCAGTAGAGGGCGAGGGCTACCTCGCATTCCGGGCAGGTTTTGTCCTCCCATAGGGTTCCGGCGTCGACGGTCTTCTGCACGAGATACTCCACACCTTTCGAAATGGTAGTCCCGCAGAGCGAGCACCGTACCTTCCCTCTCGACTTGCGTCGCCAAGAATCGAGAATCGTCATGGCTGGTTTCCTTCCCGGCGGCGGAGGAATGCGGCGCAGCGGATCCCCGAATAGTTGGGTTCTCCTTGCCAGTTCTCCGCGTACCGCTGCATATCCTCGACGTCGGGCATCGGGACGTTGTATCCCCGCATTTCTAGGGCGAGGGTGCGGCAGTAGATGCAGAACGTCCCGTCGGCGTCCTCCATGCACGCGTCGTCTCGGATACCGCAGTAGTCGCATTTAGGCATGGTTTCTGTCTCCTGTGAGTAGGGCGGCGAGGTCGCCGAGCCGCATGGTCACGTATTGTTCTTCCGGTGCGGTTTTGCCGCGGCGTTTGTGGACGACGATCCCTGCAAGGGCGTCGTCGTTTCCACGCTCGGTCTCGGCTTCGGCGAGCCAGCGGGCGAGTTCGATACGGGTGGTATTTTTGCATTCGAAGACGAGGCGTCCGCCCATGTGCTGGGCACCTCCGATGTCGCCACGGTCTTTCGCTCCATGGCGGGGACGCCGGTCGATCCGGTCGTCCCCTAGGGCGTCACGTAGATAGTCCGCGACAAGACGCTCGAAGCTGGAGCCCGCCTTCTTCGCCGACTTGCGATTACGAGTCATCGTCGGGAACCTCCTCGGATGTGAGGGGGTACACGGCTTCCACAACTCTCCACCGGCGTCCGTCCGTCCTTGGCGTCGGGGCGACTTCCGTCCGGTGGTAGTGCCCGACCGGTCCGCGGATGGTGCCCGCGTACCCGCCGACGCCTGACTTGACGAAGAGCTCCTTGCCGCGCTTGGTCCTTCCCAGCGCTGCGATTACGCGCTGGTGGATTGTCAGCGGGTGGATCCATTCATTGTCGGAGACTATGCCTTCGGCTGCTGCGCGGTCCCATATTTCGTGCAGCTCGTCGAGCCAGCCCCTCGTGATGTGGTCTTGCCCGATTTGGTCTAGCAGCTCTGCGGCGACGTCGGCGATGGTGCGCTTCGCCTTCTTAGCGGAACCACGGGTTCGTGACATAGGGCGGCACCCCTTCCATATACGTGATCCCCAAGTCGTAGTGACAATCAGGGCACAGCAGACAGCCGTAGTCTTCCTGAATGCGCCTCACGCACTCGGCCCTGCCCCACGTCTCTTCCCAGCCGCAGTCCAAGCAGTACAATTCCACCTTCCGCGACGGACGGTGCAACCGTCGGGCCTTCCGCACGGCACGCTTAGCCTTCAAGCGCAGCTCTCCGCACACGCAACGGAAGACGCGGGGGACGACGCGATCTTCAGCGAAGAACTTCCAGCCGCAGAACGGGCACTTCGCGACCACGCCCGGCTCTGAAGGCACCCCAAAAGACACCCCCGCAGCCTTCTTTTGCGATTCGCAGTTCAGGGCTTCCCACCAGAAACCCCGCCACACCTCGCAGCGTTTTACGATGATGCGCATTATTTACCTTTCTTGTCCTTAAGCGGTCGTTTGTGCACGAAGCGGTGTGCAAGCGGGATGAAGACTGCGCCGCAATTGGGGCAGCTGTACCTGGTTTTCCCGCCTGGTTTGTCGTACCCCAGGTAGAATCTTCGCCCACAGAACGCGCACGCGATCATCCGGGTAGATACCCATCGGTAATCCACGAATTCGCCCGTGTATGGGTCTTCCACATACAGGCATTCGGGCGGAAGCATTGGGTCGTAGGATTGCAGCTCGAACTTGACGGGCGGCAACTTACACTTCCGAATCGAGACAGAGGATCGCATCATTCACCACTTCCATGTCCACGTGTCGGCGTCTTCGGCAGGGATGCCGAGGGATGCGGCCCACGAGGCTTCGAGGCGTGCGCCGTGCGATTCTGTCCAGCCGTCGAGTTGGGCTATCGCGTCGACGTCGGCGATCTGCCTCATCGCCGCACGCATGTAGGTGATCCAGTCCGCGTCGGGGCCGAACTCGGCCCGGGCGGGGTTCACGACGTCGTACCCGCAGTCGCGAAGCTTTTCTTCGGCCTCGTAGAACGCTTCCCTGTTGTGGTTGGGGCGTCCCGTCATGGGGCCGGATAGGTAGAGTTTCATCGGCTTTCCCATTTGTTTTCCTTTCAGATGCCGAACGGCAGGGGGACGTCGATCGGCTTGGAGATGCGGTTGAGTATGAGCGGGAGGTAGGTTTCCTCGCGTTCGATTGCGATGCAGCGCATGCCCTCGGCGATGCACGCCTCGATGGTGGTGCCGGACCCGGCGAAAGGCTCCAAAATTGTTGCGCCTTGCGGGGCGACGAGGCGGACGAGCCATCGCATGAGATCCAGCGGTTTCACGGTCGGATGCTGCACCCCGCCGACCTTCGGGCGCTCCGCGCTGGAAGCTTTCGCCTCGTACCGGAACGCCGGGAAAAACCGGCTTGCCCCGCCAGAGTCTTCGTAGCCAAGTTCGACGTCGCCGCCGGTGGAGCCGGATCCGTAACCGATGCCCCTGCGGCGGAGCGTGTGGGGTTTCGCGTCGGAGAGGTCACCGGTTTGCGAGTCAAGCTCGTCGGCGGCCGCGACGTCGAGGGCGACGTTCGTAGGCCACCTGCCTTCCGGGTGTGCGTGCGAGTCGGTGTGCCCGTATTCTCCGTACACTGCGGCTTCGACCTTGTGCTTGCCGAAGCAGCCCATCCCGTCGATTGCTGCGGCGTCGGCGTCGGACATTGCTACGCGTGTAGCGTCGATGTTGAGCGCGCCGGTCCCGTGCGTGAGCACGTTATCCGCGACCGATCCCGACAGCGGCTTGCGGGCGACCACGCACGGCTCGAAAGCAGGCTTGAGCGCCGTCCCCCAGCCATGCCACGCCCGCGGCGCTGGCGTGGCATCCGCCGTCACGTCAATGGTGCGCGTCGGCGTCCCCTCCCCGTCGGATGTCATGCCAGCGAACATCGGACGCGATTTCGTAGCATCCGGGACTATCCGCTCACCGACCTTTTCACGAGTAGCGCCAAGGCGCTTGTCGATCGCTTTACCCACGTCGAGACTTTTCGGGAAGCCCTGCCCGAAAAGCCAGGCGATCGTATCCCTCACCTCGAAGCCCGCGAGCTCGATGGCCATCGCAACATGGTGATAAGTCCTGGTTCCGCCGAAAGACAGAAGGTATCCTCCCGGCTTAAGAACGCGAAGACACTCCATCGCCCACAGTCTGCACCAGTCCTGGTACGCATTCCCTGACCATGGGATATCCATGTAGGCTCGCGTACTCATTAAACGTTCGCGGAGAGAATGCATCTTCTCGTTGTCAGATGCGCCGCCCCATCGATTGCCTCGTGGCCTTCCCGTCCACTCAATTACTGCTTCGCGCCACGCCCAGTAATCGTGCTTTTTCTTAGCCCTAAGAGGGTACTTGTCGAGCAAGTCGACAAGAGCTTGGCATCCGGCTTTGTCTTGGACTGTCCATCTCCGCATAGGGTGCACTCCAGTGTCGGCGGCTATGGTTCCGTGACCAAACTTACGCTGGATTATCTTTAGAACGCCTTCTTCATCCGCTCGCATTTTGAGGGTGAAGTAGGGGGCGTGTGTACCGCGGGTGTGTTGTTTTATCATGAAACAACCTTCACCATCGATAAGCCCTGAGAGCCAGTAGCAGAACCCGGAGTCTTGTTTCCCCTGGTGAGTATCCCAGTTCGTGCCCATGAAAGATAGGTTGTAGGGCGGATCAGTGACCACGGCGTCGACGCTGCCGTCTGGGAGCTCCCGCATGACGTCGATGCAGTCGCCGTGGTAGACGTCGGCGAGATCTTCGCTGTAGTAGGGGTTCATGCGGCGAGATCCTTTCGTTCGGCGCAGCGGCGGGCGAGGCGTTCCTGCGGGGTCTCCCCCGCGAAGACACCTTGAATGAAGTTCACGTCCGGGATGTTCGATTCGATACGGTCCGTGTATTTACGACATTCGTTGAATACTGGGCATTCGGCGCAGACCCGCCGTGCAGGCGTGGCGGATTTGCCCTTCTCCGGGAAAAATAGGTAGGTGCCGATCTGGCGGCAGAGAGCGCCTTCCTGCCAATCTTCGACGGGCGGGATCAGATCGAGGAGGGTAGTCACTTGCCGGTCACCTCCCCAGTCTTGGGGTTGACGCCGGTCAGGTCGGCGGCGGTCACAGTCGGGGTGCGGGGGAAGGCTTCGTCGACGCGGACCTCGCCTTCCCTTATCGAGTTGTAGACGATCGCCATATCGGCGATATCCTTCTGTGTCCATTCGGCGGACGGCGCGCCGATCTTGTCTTCGAGCCGCTTTTTCGACACGCCGAGCTCTTCGAAAGCGGCGACCATCCCGGCGCGGCGCTCGGCGACGGTCTTCTCGCTGCCGCCTTTCTGTTGCGTCTCGTGGCATTTCGCCATGGCCTGCTCGGTGAAAGACTTGGGGAGGACGTCGAAGATCATCTCGCGGAGGCGGCGTGCCCCCATGCTCGTATTGTTCTCTTGGATCGCCGTCGTCGACTTCAGCGTTTCGGATTTGTCGCCGGGACGTCGGTGTTCCACGATGAATGTGGCCTCTGAGCGGATGTTGTCTTGGAGGTCCCAGGCGAAGGCGATCATCTCCGATTGCCCGGCGTCGCGGTGCAGCTCTTTCAGGCCGAAGGTTATGTTTCCCCAGGCGCGGGCGAGTTGCTTGGCGAGGTGGACGGTCGGGCCGGTGACTGCGCCGCCTTTCCGCTTGATGTTGAAGAATGCCTTGTCGGCGAGCTCGATTTTCGAGCATTCTTCGAGGGCTCGGGCGAGGGCGGCGGCTTCGTCGCGGGGTAAGGCGCGGGCCATTTGGGCGGCGGCTTGGACGTCGGCGATCGCGCGGGTCTGCTCGATCGTGGTGGCCTGCGAGGTGGCGCGGGCGACCGGTGAGACGGAGACGGACGGGACGATGGGGTTATTCATTGTCGATGTATTCCTCGGTGAGGGTCTTTTCTGACCATGCGGGTAGGGGGACGACGGTCGGCTCCGGCGTGTAGCCGGGCCATTCGTCGGTCTCGGTGCAGCGCCTCCAGGTGAGGCGTGCTTTGCGGTTCATTGCGTCGGCGAGCTCGATCGCGGTCTGGTCCACGACGTAGACGCCGACGAGATAGGGGGGAGTCTTTTCCTGCGCGATGAAAACGAAGGCCGGGTCCCTCCCGGTGAAATGCTTCACCGCGTCCATGTACCAAGCCTGCTGGCAGTGGTACCAAAAATTCCCGAGCGACTTCGCGAATCCGGCGGGGCTGGCGTCCACGGTCGTTTTGTAGTCGATCAGGAGTGACCAGTCCGCCGTGGCGAGGTCTGGGCGCGCCCGGCAGGGGACGCCGGTGGCGGCGTCCTGCCAGAACAGGCTTGCTTCCCGAACGAGGTCGGTGCGCGTGATCAGCGGGCCGACCACGGGATGGTCAAGGCACGCGAGATGCATGTCGGCGACCTGTTCCCATTCCTTCGGCAGCAGGGGGGTAATCCCTGCATTGATGAGCGAGTCGCGCTCCGCGCGGGCGTCCTTCGACCGGTACGAATCCCATTCCAGTCGTTGGACATCCGCCCCGGCGGAAAGGATCGCCGTGTGGGCAGCGTGCCCGAGGTTGAACACCGGATTGTAAGCACCCGGATTGTCCTGCTGGTGTCGGAAGAGCGCCGGGGACTTGAGGACCGACCTCGCCCCCGAGAAGGAGAGCGTGGTCTTGTCCGCGTGGTACACGCGGTCCGGCATGTTCTCGACGACGCCTTCCACGCCGCTCAACGCGTGTGCGGTCACAGGACAACCCTCCCCTCAACGGGGAGCTTTTCAAGGAGCGGTTTCCCCCACAGGTCCGGCGCGGAAATCCTGCACGGGACAGTGACTTCCACGCGACGATGAGCGTGATTAATGAACGCCTTCACCTTGAGTACCATGGGGGAGAGCCCCCGTGAGGCGGCGTCGACGATCGCACGCCGCTTCGCCGCGCCGATCAGATCGGCGGACTCCCGCATCTCGTCCTCGATCGGGAAATACATTTTGAAAACATCTCCACTCACGCCGCGTCGCCGCCTTGGTCGTCCCAGATCACGTCGCCTATCTGGTGGTACAGCTCCTCGGCATCGCGCCAGCCAATCTGCTGGTAGCAGCCGGGAAGCCAGGTGAGCAGGATCCCGTCGGGGGAGTCGTTTTCGGCTTCGGGGACGCCACCAACGGCGGAGAGGACCGAGACGGCGAGCCGCACCGCCTCACGCTTGGTGACCGGGAAAACGTCGGCTCCGAACCGGAACGCAACCTTCCCGTCAGCCGTTGTCTGCACGGCTGTAATCATTTTCAGTTTTCCTTTCCGAGGATGGCGGCTGTCGCGCCGCCGATGACGATGGGGGCGAGGACGGACGCGGCCGCGAGGGCGAGCCCGAGCAGCCCGCCCTGCTCGGCGGCCGCAGTGATCAGCACGGCGAACGACGTCGCCGCAGCAACCCCGGCGAGGGGGTAGAGGACGATTTTCATGCGGCTACCTGCCTGCCACGCTCGGCAGCGTCCCACACGAGCATCGACGCCGACGCGGAGCCGACGCGTCCCAGCGGGTGTGTAGCCTCGTCAGCGTCGGGGCCGAGCAAGTGCCAGTAGCCCTCAGGCCCGAACCACTTCTCCGCGATCTTCCGGGCGTAAGCCTCCGAGGAAGCCCAGATCTCGACCCAACCGTCCGGGGAGACCGTGTACGGCATCCGCGCCGTCGGCGGGACGAAAGCAATCCTGAATCGCTCCATGCTCACGCCTCCTCGACGGTCTCGAGGATGGAAACCTGCCCGCCGGGGAAGCGGGAAAGGTCAACCTTGTCTGCGCGGTGCAGGTTGCACCAGCGGTCCCCGTAGGCCGCGAAAGCAGTCTTCCGCGCCTCCTCTGCATTGTCGGCGTTGATCACGGCGTAGGACCGGTAGTCCTCAAAGCCGAAGAACTCGGCATGATCCGGGCCAAAGGTGATGATGTACTTGCTCATTTTCGTTTTCCTTATGCGTCTTGGAACGAGGCTCGCCATTCGGCGGCCTGCTCAGTTGTGATGTAAATGCGCCCGTTCCCGGCCCGCTTGGCTGAGAGAGGCGGGTAGGACTCCGAGTCGCCGGCGATACACTTGCGCACCGTCGACTCGCTGAGCCCATGCAGCTTCGCGAATTCCGCAACCGTCATGAGAAGCGGCGCGGCAGATTGGGTGGTCATTTTCCTTCGAGGTCCTTTCCTTCGAGCCATGCTTTCTCGGCGTCGGAGATCCCCTGCGGATCCCCGGGCTTGCGGATCCGATTCACGGCCCGGTTGAGCTTCCCGGACTTGGCGGTGACCCGTACCGGCGTCCCGTCGAGGTAGACGTCCGTCGCGAAGAATTCCCCGTAGGCGGCTTCGAGCCGTTCGGTGATCACCTCGTCGACGTCGAGCGAGAGCGCGTACAGGATCGAATACAGCTCGTGCGGGTTGCACTCCGCAGCGGCTCGGCGCAGATCATCCTGAATCCGTGCAGCAATGTAGATAAGCGTGTCGTCGGGGCGCATTAGGACGCCGCCCCCTCGATCCCGGGGGTGGGCACAATCTGCCCATCCTCGATCAGTCCCCAGCGGCGGGCCGCGCGGGCGATAGCCGCCGCCCCAACCGGGGTGACCTTGAGCGTGTGATCCACTTCGTCGCCGAATTTCGGGGCCTCATGCGCCGGAATCGGGACAAAATACGCGGTCTTGTCCGCGTACGCCGAGTAGCGGCGACGGAGCCGGTAGATCCCGTCCTCGTTCGGGCCGTACGTCCTCTTTTCGACGTAGATCCAGCCATGCTCGAGGAGAGCCTGGCGGAGGATCGATTCGCGGATCCCGAGGGACTTCGCGACGTTCCGCACGGTGCGGAGGTCGTCGGCGACGACGAAGCAGTCGACGTACTCGGCCTTCTGCTCAAGGGCGGCGATCTGCTCGGCGCGGGCTTCGAGTGTAACCTGCGCTTCCAGCAGCGCTTTTGCCATTAGCTCCGGCCCGGAAAGCTCCGGCGTGGACTGGTAGCCGCCCGTCCGCCGGATCTGCGGGACCACCTCATGCGTGATCCACCGCTTGAACGGCTTCGCGGCTTGGACTTTCGAGCCGAGGATCGCGGAGTACAGCCCAGATTCGGAGATGATCAGGATCTCCTGAGTGCCGCCAGGGGTACTCGCTGAGTGAGTACCCTTCTCGTCGTCGTCGAGGCGGCGGGCGAGGTTGTGCGCGTCCCTATACCCGAGGATCTGGGCGACGTCGGTGGCGACGAACCACGGCTCGCCGTCGACGTTGAGAGTACGGACTGTGGTACCCTCATACTGAAAATGGGTCACTTCAGTTCCCATTTTCGTTTTCCTTTCTGCCCTCGTCGCCGTCATCGGCGGCGGGGGCGTTTTCTTCTAATGCTTGCCGCAGTGCGATGGCGAGATCCGCGACAACTCGGGACAATGCCCGCTTTTCGGCGGCGAGGTAGATCTCCTGCCGCTCGAACAGCGCACGAATCCCACGAAGACCGTTTTCTACGCCCTTTTTGCTTGCTCCGAGCCTGAGGAAGAGCTTCCCCATCCGCTTAGCGCGGAGGGCGACTTTCGTCAGCTCGATCGCCTTGGTCCGCTCTTCGTCGGTGAGCACGTCCCACGTGTCTCCAGCGTCGCGTGCGGCCTTGTCTTTTGCTCTCATTTCTGTTTTCCTTTCTTATTTTCGAGTTGTGTGCGGAAGATGCTTGCGCATTTTTCCGCTGTTTCCCGGGCGTCCCGGGCGGGATAGAGCCTCCGCTCGCTCTTTTCAATGAGGGCGAAGAACTCGACCAGGAGCCGCCAGTGAGCGGATTGCAGGAACGCCGACGGTCCCTTGCAACCGGGCCTGAGCTGCCGAGCCGCTTTGTTGGCGCGGATCCGGCGCATGAGCCTCACGGCCCGGCGGCGGTCATGCCTGCTCATTTCGAGCCAGGCGCGGCCCGCGTAGGCGGCGGCTTCTTCGTGGGCTCTCATGCAGCTTCCCCGATCTCGGTTCGGCGCATGAGATCCGATGCGGTGGTGCCGAGGATGTATGCGATCCGCACAAGTTCGGCGAGGGTGAGTTCGGTGTGCTCGTGGAGCTTGCGGCTGAGGGACGCGCGGGAGATGCCCGCGCCGTCCGCCAGTTCGGCGACGGTGAGCTTTTTCCGGGCCATTTCGGCGCGGATTTCGCTCGCTATGCTCATCTACGAGCCTCCTTTCTTGTGGTGAGTGGTGTGCTCAATTGAGCACGCCGTGTGCGAAGAAGTGTATCAGATCTGATATGGGTAACGCAACCCATTGTGTATCCGACTCAGATATGATTCACTGAGGCTATGGGAACGAAGCGGCTAGAAACCTCCCCCATAGAGGAGGATATAATCAGTCAATTTACGCGGCGCATGACCGCCGTCAGCATGAGCGTGCGCGCCCTTGCCGACTACGCGGGGATCTCGCACGGGCGAATCCGCCGCATCCTTTCCCTCGAGTCGCCCGCGACCGTCGGCGAGTTCCAATCCGTCTGCAAAGCCCTCGACCTCGCGCCCGTCGACGTGCTCAAACTCGCCGAGTGGCGAACCGCGTAAACCGCCCTTCCTTCCCCTTCTACGCCGCGAAAACCCCAAAAAACAACCCTGAACCGCCCGAAACACGCACTTCGGGCACAAAGAAGCCCGCCCCTCACACGCACGAGGAGCGGGCTTCGACTTTCCCCTAAAGAGCGCCTATCTGAAGCGCCCAATACGTATCCAAGCGATTCTGCCTGTATTTCCTATCGCTATAGGCGGTGACGTCCTCCCGGATCCGGTCGCCCTCCGCGTCGTCGTTGCCGAGACGCTTGGCGAGCATGAGCGCCTGCGCTACCCGCGCGGGCGTCATCTTCGTATCGCACAGCCGCTCGGCCTGCGCGACCAAATGCTTCGGGACGCGGGGAAGGCTGGTCAGGGAAGGCTCGATACCCTCCACCTCGATCATCATCCCCAGAACGGCGATGCCCAGCTGGGCGTCATTCTCGACGTAGCTCATTCGTTTTCCTTTCAATCAGTCTCCCGCGCGCCCGTCGCACGGGAGGATAGGCCCGGGGCCGGGGAACGATCCCGACTACGCCACCCCCGGGCGGGGAATCTCCTAGCCACACACAAAGTCGTAGCGGACGCCGGTCCGCTCAAATTCCTTGGCGGCGTAGCACGCCTCTATCTCCTCATACATCTTCTGAGCGGCGTCTAGCCGCTCTTTCGCGGTTCCCGTCGCGGGAAGGTGCCCGCAGAGAAGCCCGTAGTGGTAGAGGAGGATGTGGGTCGCCTCCTCCCCTCGGGCCTTCTTGTACGGGACAGCTATCGACCTGACGTCGTAGCAGAATGTTCCGAAGCGTTGACAGGCGTTCCAGTGAGCCTCGAGGGCGAACTGGCGGAGATATCCGGTGAGCCTGACTGCTTCTTCGAGGTCAAGCTCTCGGGCGTCCGCGCGACGCCCGCGACCTTGCTGTCCCCCATGAGAAGACTCGATGGGGGGAGAAAACCAACGTATTGCTTTACCGGGGTGAGGAGTGCCTTGGGCACCTCCCGGCAGAAGGTACGTACAGGGAGGAGATCGCCACCGCACGGGCGGCGTGGGACTTCGAGCACGAATAGAAGGCAAGGCCCCCGCCTCACGGCGGGGGCTGTTCTTTGCCTATTGGAGTCCGAGCCGGGACGCGAGCCCGTCAAGCGCGGACCGGGCCATGCCGACGTCGACGTGCTGATAGCCGGCGGTGGTCACGATCGAGGAGTGCCCGAGAATCGCTTTGATCACCTCTGGGTCCACGTGCGCCGCGAGGAGCAAAGTCGCCGTCGTGTGGCGGGCTTCGTGGAGCACGTAGTAGACGTAGGGATCCTCAGGCGTGCCCGAGCCGGATTTGTGGACTCCGGCGGCGTCTTGGATCGTCCTCCACTCGAGTCGATCCTCTTCGGGGATGAGCGGGCGTCCGTCGGGCCGGTGCCAGACGAGCCCGGTCGCGTCCGCCGGGCGGATAGCCTCAAGTTGTGCGCGCATCCACGGCACGATCGGCGTCGTCCGCCAGCCCGACCGGGATTTGGGGCGGACGAGATGCCATGCGCCGTGGAGCCGCCGAGTCTCATACCCTGCCGGGATGCGAAAAGTTCCCGCCTCCCGGTCCGTGTACTTGAGCTTTTGCAGCTGCCAGGCGACCGTGATCGTCCCGGCGTCAAGGTCTACGCACTCCCATGTGAGGCCGAGCGTCTCGCCCTGCCGCTGCCCCTGCAACAAGGCGGCTACCCATCGGGAGGCGTCCGGGCGGGCGCGCACAACCTCGAGGATCCGCATCGCGTCCTCGAACGGGATCGCGCATCGGGCGGTGACGGCGTTTTTCGGGGCGGGGGCGAGGAGCGCCCGCTGGGGCACGTCGTGTCCCTCCACGATGGCGTCGCGGAGTATTTTCGCGAGGAGCCGCTGCGCCTGCCCCTGCGACGTCGACGAGCGTCCGGCGGCGTCCATCGCGCCGGTGAGGGCGCGCATGTCCTGCGGGCCGAGCTGGGCGAGGCGGCGGCGTCCGACCGTCGGGATGATCCAGGTGCGCACGGTAGCCGCGTACGCTTTGTACGTGGACGGTTTCATGGATTTCTCGCCGCGTGCGAGCCATTCGGTGGCCCATGAGGCGACGGTGGCTCCGGCGCGCACGCCGTCGGGCGCTGCGCCTTCCTTCGCGAGCTGTTTCCGCTTGACGGTCAGCTTGTCCCAGCAGCGCTGTTTGTTTTTGTCGGTGACGGTGATGCGGCGGCGGGTGCCGCGCGCGGTCCATCCGGCTTCGAGGACGCCGACCCATCGGTCGTCGCTTGTGCGGTGGTAGAAGCTGCCCTCGCCGTGGGGCAGTTGGTATTTGGGGCGAGCCATTCCCGTGGTCCTTTCTTTTAGCCATTCTTGTAGCCATTGTGGGCGTGTTCCCAGCGTACCACCACGGCTTTTCGCAATGCTAAAAGCGTCATCTTTTGGCGGTATTCTGCGGGTTTGCGCGATTCCAGTCTATCGCATGGCGTTATCAACCCGATGTCCCTAGGATGGTGAGCGAGTTCTCTCTCCTACCCCATCGACTTTCGCGCACGCTCGCGGTTTGCATCTCGAACGTTTCGGCTCTTTCCATGGGTGCGAAAGGGACCGTTTTTAGCCACTCTTTTAGCCAAACTGCACGAAAGCGGTACACGATTGCGCTGGCGGTAGTGTGGGGGTAGTGCTGGGGCTTTTCGTAACGGCGTGGCGTGCGCCACTTTCCGCCACAAAGGTTTGACGTGTGCGCATCACGCCTGTAGACTAATAGTGTCAGCAAGGGGGACCGTCCCCCAGCAA